AAAGTGGATATTATTAATTCTAAAGTGACAAAGGCTTAACATGATTGAGAGTAGCATAGTAGGAATAGATAATATCACTGTAGCTACTGTAAAAAAGCACTTAAATATAGAGTTTGAGGAAGATAATAGTTACTTAGAAAATTTGATAGCTGTCTCTCTAAATGCTGTAGAAAATTATACGCGCTCTGTCTTTTTAGAGCGTGAAAATGTGCAAAATATCGGAATTTTTGGAGGACTTACTCCTACAACACTTCCTACTCTTACAACAGACTACCCACCCAAGCGTATTACTACTATAGAGTACACACTTGCTGGAGTCGTAGAGAACAAAGAGATACCACAACGAAATGCTTATAATTTAGAAAAAGAGCACTTTTTTTACAGTAGAAGCCATATCGTTATCTTTCTACTAGAGGGCATAGAGACAGATGCTAATACAGATGTGCTACTTAAGTGGAACACTGGCTTTAGTGGAAAGATAGACGATAATATTACGCAAGCTAGACTGCTTCTCATAGGAACGTATTACGACAACAGAGAATCGGTCACTGCTTTAAATGTTAAAGAAGTTCCCCAAGCGGTGGAATTTTTACTAGATGCTTATATTCAGATGCAGATAGGATAGCAGATGAGAAGTGGAAAACTAAGAACTCCCATCAAAGTAGTAAGAGAGATAACTTCTCAGACTAGTACAGGAGGGGAGAAAGTAGAGTATGAAGATGTACTGACTTCACGTGCAGAGATTAAGTCTGTAAACGGAAGAGAATACATCGAGGGAGGAGCAGAGCTTATGGAGACGACAGTTAAAATTATTATGCGAATTCATCCGAGCCAAAAACGAATTTTCGCGGGCGACATTGTTAGAGGAGAGGGTAGAGAGTATTCTATCATTTCTCCTCTCATCTTTGATAATAACACAGCCTATCAGCTCATGTGTAAGGAGATAATATGAACTTATCTGAATACGTTTTTAAAAAAGCGAATCCCATTGCTATAACTTTTCCTATTGTTGCTCCCATGGGAACAGTACTTCCTTTTTTAACGTATACACTAGATGGACAAGAGCAACAAAAGACAACAAGCGACGGCGGTGTAACTGTAAACAGTGTTACTGTTACAGCCTATGAAGAGGAGTACGATAGCTCTTTAGCACTTGCAGAACAGATAGAAAATACATTTAACTGCTCTGCTGTGGAAGATAGCATTATCGGAACAACAGTTCAAAGCATTACAACAGAGTACATAAAAGAGCCTATTAGCTCTTATGCTACATCTGTAGAACTTAACATTTATACAAGGATATAAGATGGCAACACAAGATGTACACTTAACATGTGGAACACGTTTCTACATAGAAGATGTAGCAGGAAGCGGCACCATGATGGAGATAGAAGACGTACTAGGATATGGAGGAGAGATAGGAGAAGTGGGGACTTTTTTAGAGAGTACTACAACTTCTGACTGTTCTAAAACTTACATCGCAGGGCTTCCAGACGCTCCAGATTTAACAGTAGCTTTTTACTACAGCCCTACATCAAATCAAACAAACTTTAGAGGAGCTGCAATAGCAAGAGAGAAAAGAGCTGCGCGAATTGTATTTTCAGAGCATGGAAACGGACCCGCGGCTACTGTAGAATTTGATTTCACGATGGGAGGTTTTACGACAAGCGACCCTGAGCCAGATACTATCTTAACGGGTAATGTGTCTGGTAAAGCTTCAAATTTTGTTTGGTCTTAGTAAGAAACTGTGGCTCTTGACTGCAGTGCTTTTAGCAGTGCTTTCTGGATGCTACATGCAAAACAATCGTCTTATAGAGATACATCAGATATTATATATGCACGGAAATGACCTAACTACTATAAAAAAAGAGAAAAAAGGTATCTTAGAGATACTTAAAAAAGATAAAAAGGAAAAAGATGTTAAGTAAAGATTTACTATTTAAAACAGCGTTTAAAACTAAAAAGGTGACTGTTTCTGGAGGAACCATTACTATTAGAGAGTTCACTACAGCAGATAGAGAGCAGTTTGAAAAGTATGTATCTGGAGATAAGATAGGTCCAAGTATTAAAGCTAAATTAATCGTCATGTCCACTATAAATGAAAATGGGTCAAATTTTTTTGGGGATGATGATATAGATAAGATCTCTCAACTTCCCTCTACTCTTACTGAGAGTCTCTTTACTCAAATATTAAAGCTAAATGAAATGAATCCAAATTCAACTGCACAAATGGAGGGAAACTAAAAAGCTCTCCAGTGCTGTTTTTTATGTTACAGCTAGGAGAGATACTACACAAAACATTAAGCGAGATAAGAGCTATGCCGTCGTCAGAGTTGATGATGTGGCGAGCTTACTTTAATATCAAAAACGAGGAGGCAATCGAAGGAAAAAAACATAAAACAAGAACTAAAAAACAAACGTTACCAGGTAACACCGATGTCGAAAAATTTAAAAACATGTTAGGAATCAATTAAGATGATACAGTTCAAACTTAATAAAAAGACAATGAACAATATACATAATAAGCTAAAGAAAATGCCAAAAAAATTGCAACGCGACGGCATTAGAAAAGCGATTGATCCCGAAGCAAAAAGTATCAAATCCTCTTTTAAACAGCTTACCCCTGTAGGGGGTAGGAAACATAAAAATAAATACAGAAAACGAAAAGGAAGCGGGTTTTTAAAGAACTCTTTTTCTGTTCGCAATAGTGGACGAGGCACAGTTGCGGGAAGAAAAGTAGTTAATAGAGCTCCAGGATATTACGTCTTTATGTCTCCAAATTCTACTGGACGTAAAGCAGGAAGTAAAGTAGTAGCTGGACGTAAGTACTCTTGGGGTGCAGTAGATGGACAGAAGAAATATAGACGATTTTGGAAAGCTAGACAAAGAAAAGTGACAAATAAAGTAATAGTAGCTCTTGGAGCTTCTATGCATTCAATTTAAGGGGGGAACATGGCAAAGAGTACTTTAGGTAGCTTACTTATAGATATACAGATGCAGACTGCTACACTCAACAAGCAGATAGACGGCATTGGTAAGCGCTTTAACAAGATGGGGAATCAGATAAGCAATATTATCGCAGGAGTAGCAATAGGAACTCTTACCAAAGAGTTACTGCAAAGTGGCTTTGCGTATAACTCTCAGCTAGAAGTAACTCAGAACTCGATTGCTGGACTACTTGTAGCTACTTCTCAACTTAAAGATGAAAATGGAAAAAACATCACCCAGCAAGAACTTTATAACAATGCCATGAGTGAAAGTACTGTGATACTAGATAAGCTAAGAGATATTAACTCTCAAACCCCGATGGGACTAGAAGAGACAGCAAACATCTATAAGACGATGCTTCCCTCCATGCGTGCTGTAGGAGCTTCGCAATCGGAGTTAATAGAGCTTACTAAAAACTTAGCGGTAGCATCTGGAGTAGCAGGGCTTAAGACTCAACAACTTTTAGCTGGGGTAGATGGATTAGCAACTGGAACTGTCCTAGCTAACTCAGAATTGGGACGGTTTTTAACCGCTCTTGGACTCTCTAATGCAGAACTTAAGAAGTCTAGTGATGTTGTAGGACTACTAAACGATAAGCTCTCTCTTCTAAAAGGAGAGATCACGATGGAACAACAGCTCTCCACTTTAAATGAAAATTGGAATTCCGTGTTAGGAGCCATGACTGAGAGCATATGGACAGAGAGTAAAGAGTGGATACAGAGCCTTAGCTCCTTCTTAAGTAGCTTTAGGCAGTCCATGCCAGATATCGTTGTCTACTTTAAAGCTGTGATACTTAGAGTGTCGCAAATGTGGAGACTCTTTGTAGCTACGTTAAATCTTAAGTTTGAACAATTTGTAGATGGAATAAAAAGTTCTCTTAATTGGCTAAATGAGATAGGCATAACGAGCTTTGAATTTAAAACTAATCTAGGAACAGCCCAAGCAGACTTTGACAAGGCATCTGCTGGAGTAAAGTCGTTAACGCAGAACATGCTAGACATGTACGAAGCTATGCCTGACATAAGCAAGACAAGTGATACTGTGGCAAAAAGTGCAGAACTTACGAGTGTATCGCTTAAAAAGATGGGAACATCTGCAAAGAGTGCTACAAGACACATAAAAGAAGCTTCTTCAGATTTAAAAAACATTAAGACAGATTACGAAAAATGGACTGACGGCGTAGAAAGTTCTCTTGAGGGAGGGATGACAAATGTCTTTAAAGGTTGGATGGATGGAGCGTTAGATTTTAAGGATGTCATGGGGAATGTACTCAAAGAGATAATAGCTCAGATGTTCCAGATGCTAGTGGTTAAGCAGCTTATTGCAGGAGTGAGTGGAAGTTTTGGGAGTTTATTCGCAAATGCTCACGGAAATGCTTTCGCGGGCGGAAAAGTACAAGCTTTTGCGAGTGGTGGAGTCGTCAGCTCTCCTACTCTTTTTCCTATGGCTGGAGCAAGTACTGGGCTTATGGGAGAAGCTGG